TGTTCGGGGTCTTCAAGTATTCAAGCAGCGTTTCGCGCGGGAAGTGGTGGTACGTCATCGTGCTGTATCCATCTGTTGGTGAGTGCCCACCACGATACCGGGTGGCGCTCCGCGATCTGCGGCGCGAGCATTTCAACGAAGTCCCGCGTTTCCTTCTGCGTGTCCTTGTGGTGGCGAAGCTGCCACAGGTGCGACCACGCCAGAAGGCTTCCGGTCCAGGTCCAGATCACCTCCATGTCCTGACCGAGCACGCCCCGCGCCTGCTCCGGCGCGATACCCAGGCCGTGAACAAGGTGCTCGTAAAGCTCGTAGGACGCTTCCTGGTGGGCCTTGACCAGATTGCGGGCCTCGGTGCCGAACACGTTGTTGACCGGCCTGCCGGTGCCCTGCTTGCGGTCCTTGACATCGCCCCGGAACTCATCGGGGGTGAAGAAGGAGATGCCGTCCGTCTTGTAGCGCCGGGACACCTCCGACCATGACAAGCCGACTTGGTGCTTACCTAGCTGCCTAGCTACATAGACAGGTGCCTCGCAAGCAAAGGACAGTTGCGGGTGCCTGAAGGGGAGCATATGCCCCTCCCTAGCCAGGAACAGGATCAGCCGCTCGTCCTTCTCGGTGAACACGCTATGCTGCGTGTTGAACGAGCGGCGGGCCGCGTTGACCACGTCCAGATCGGACCCGGCGCACAGGGAGGGAATGATTTCTGCGTGCATTACCAGATGTCCGGAATGGTCAAGCCGTCGTCGGTGAAGTAGATCGGGTTCTTCTTGCGGCGCTCCATGATCCGTTGCGCGGCGTAGAGCGTCAGGTTCCAGGCGAACGGTACCCAGACTTCGTAGCCGAACACGGTGAAACGCTTCTCCAGGTTCAGGGAACCATGGCGGTTGTACCGGGCGCGATACTTGACGTTAATGGGCATTCAAGTATTCCTTCAAGTCTTCGTATCCGCCGATATGTCTGCCGTCGTGCCAAATCTGCGGAACGGTGGTCAGACCTTGGCGTGTCAGGTAATCTTTCCGTCGCCAGTCTTCGGTACCGAAGTAATGGAACCATCCATCAATATCGTTGACAAGATCAATCGCCTTGTCGCAGTACGGACACTCGGCGCGGCCATAGATGATGAACGGCTTATTCAGGTTGGGCATTCTGTTTCTCATGGCGTTCGAAGGCGTGCGTCCACATGCGGCAGATGCCGGAGCGCACCACGTCGCGGCTGGTGAAGGAGATCACGGTCACGTCAAGCTGCTGGCGCTCGATGATGTCGAGCACGACTTTCAGGCCGCTGTTGGCCTTCAGATCGGTCTGCGCCACGTCGCCGTTGACGATCACGGTTGACCGGGCACCGATCCGGGTCAGGAACATTTTCACTTGCTCGACCGAGGTGTTCTGCGCCTCGTCCAGCACGACGAACGAATCATCGAAGGTCCGCCCGCGCATGAAGGCCAGGGGAGCGATCTCGATTTCCCCGCGCCGCATGGCCGCGTTGAACCGTTCGTGGCCGAGGCGTTCCTGTAGCTTCTCGGTGAAGGGTAGCGCCCACGGGGCGAGCTTCTGTTCCAGCTTGCCGGGCAGGAAGCCGAAGTCCTCGCCTCCGGCCCCGACCGCTGGCCGGGTCAGGATGATCTTCTTGACCTTGTGCGACAGCAGGGCGTCGGCGGCCTTGTAGGCGGCGATATAGGTCTTGCCGGTGCCCGCAGGGCCGACCGTGAAGATTTGACTAGCATTATCTATGGCTATTATGTAGTCCGATTGCGTCTTGTTGAGAGCTTCAATCGGTCCAGCTTTCGGCGGTGCAGGCCGCGTCTCCTGAAATACTTCTGCGCGACGGCTCCGGCGCACAACTTTACGTCCCATGGGAAATTACCTTGGATATGGGAAAGGGAGGGGGCCGAAACCCCCCGATTAGCTTGCCGCTTCCAGCTTACGCAGGCAATCGAAGTAGCCAGTATTGAAGCCGTGTTCCCATTCACGATGCTTCAAAGTATTGACCCGGTGCGGGTTGACCAGATTGCCAATATTGAAGGAACGATAGCCCTGGTAGAACTCGGGCATACGATCAGGTTTATTAGACGCCACAGGAGCCTCCGGAACCACTAATCTGACAGACATCATGCGTCTCTACTACAGTCTCAACATGAGTTTGCCCAACTCGCCCGACTGCATCCGAGTAGCGGACGGCGGTAAGGGGTTGCCCGCCTCGTGCGCCGTCGCTATAGGCCGTGAACCCACGAAGCCTGTGAGCGTACTTAGCCAACGTTTCAGCAAAGGGTTTAACCTTGTCTTCGTTGTTATGCTCAGTACCCCAGGCCGGGAGATTGATAGTCGAAGATATTGCCATATCAACGTAATCTTGCACATCGGCCTGAAACCTTATTCGCCGCTCTGGCTCAACTGAAAGAGAAAGAGCAGTGTCAAGATTGTCGGGGTCAACTCCATAACGTTCGATAGCATCTTGTGCGGCTCCGTCCACGACGAACTGATACATCCAGTCTTTACCTTTAAGGAACCGGCGCTTGTACGCAACCGCATACAGGGGTTCTACTCCGGTGGTTGTTCCCGCGAGAATGCCAATACTTCCGGTAGGAGCAATGGCCCGACGAGCGACAGGACGAGACACACCAAGATGATCAGCAAAAGTAAGTGCTGCATGATCGGAAACCCCTTTGTAAATGGAAAGCCAGCGATGCAGTTCCGGCGTTACTTCGTAGGGCATCCCACGCTGTATCAGCCACTCGTGCATTCCCATGAGTCCAAGACCCAGGCGGCGGTTTTTCTCTCTGACCTGATTGACCTTCTCATATGGCAACTGCGCCTTGAGGGTTCCGCAGATCAGGAACTTGGTCGCCAGATAAGTTACGTCGCGCATTTCTGCCGCAGACTCGACCCGGCTTAGATTGATACTGGCAAGATTGCAGACATCGCTATCGTCGGATGACGTAACTTCGGTACAAGCGTTCCGAAGGGTTTCCCCCTCGTGCTGGAAAAAATTGAAGCTGAACCCAGGTTCCGCCGACGACAAAGCTTGCCGAACGTTCTCCAGGAATACCGGACCATAGTCGCCCGTCTTCCAATAGTTCAGAAGCCATTCGGTGTCGTACCCAACGGATACGTTCGTCATATCCAGCGGGGCAGGGAAATTGAAGTCCTGCTGCTTGATATCCCACAGGCTAAAGCCCGTGCTACCGACCGGCATGTTATGCCAATCCTTTGCCTTCAGGAACTTCTCAATGTCGCCATGCTTCCAGTTCAGGCTTGCGTAGATCGCAGACCTGCGGCTTCCGCCCTGCATAACCTGACGACCAATCTCGTTAATCATCAACATCTTGGCAATCGGGCCGGAGGCGGTTCCGCCCGTGCTGGACAGGATACGGCCAGACTCACGGTACACCGAGTAATCGACGCCGATCCCGCCGCCCGTCGAAAGACAAAGCTCGGCTCGCTTGGACAGGTCGGCCCAATCCTCGCGGGTATCGGCTTCGGCTTTTAACAAAAAGCAGTTGTTGTAGAAACGCTTACGTCGTCCCGCGTAGTAAAGGTAGCGTCCGCCAGCAATGAACTTCATTTCCGAATGAAAACGTGCAAGCTCTTTCCGCTCATCTTGCGGCATAAGATCGCCGCAAACATCCTCAACAAGCGTATGGCTCAGTTCATCCCATGTAGTCGCACCGTCATGGGCATACTTCTGACTGAATACCGCTTGTGAGAATTCATTGCGGAACATGGGGTTGAGATTGGACTTCCAGGCCATTATTCGTCTTCTTCAGCGGTATCCGGCACTTCAACGAAGCAATTCAGAGGGTCCTTCGCCTGCGTCGCAAGCAGCAAATCTTTCGGCATCCTCAAGGTGGCGTGCGGATAATTGTCAACGTACTGGATACCCAGCAAAGTGACGCCTAATTCTTCATCCACACACATTTCCTCAACGCAGCCTTCAAGTACGGCGCGAACGAATTGTTCAGGTGGCGTGAAAACAACAGTAACGTATTCGGTCATTTCTTAAATCTCGGTGAATTGGTTTTCGAAGGTCAGTTCAATGATCTCGTCGCACGAGAAATCATCTTCCGGGCCGGTCAGGTCGTCGGCCTTCATCAGCCGGACGCCGGTCGTCCCGGCAACGTCGGTCACGATCGCCAGTTCGATCAAGGTTCCGGGCGGGATGCAGTCATGGATGATGGCGTGCGTCTCGATGAATTCGCGGACAAGCTGAAGCAGCACGTCCGGATTGATGTCATAACCAACACGGCTCATGTGAAAAGACCTTCAAGGGAAAGTTTCGGGTGGTGCTTATCCTTGACCAACTTGCCGCTCGGGCTGACGGTGGCTTTCCGGATACGCGCGATATTGTCCTGAACGACGGTGTTGAACGCCGGTCCCAGCGGGAAATCATAGATCACCGAAGTCCCGATGGTGACCACCAGTAGATCGCAGATTTCCTTAAGGACTTCTTCACGGGAACCCGTCAGGAGAGCGTGGACCAATTCTTCGGCTTCTTCCTTGATCAGCTTCGCGCGAAGTGCTGCGGTGTCTCCACCTTCCACGAAATTGGTGAAGACCTGATTAAGAGCCTGAAGGCTGGCGGCGTCGGTGCCCGCCAGCTTGTCGAATACCTTGCCCTGGTAGTAGGCGAGGGTATATTCCATTGACGATTTCATGAACGGTACTCAGATGAAATGGGGGCCGGAGCGGGGGACGACGGGGGCCTTGGACAGCGGCTGGACCTTGGCCCCGTGCGGCGCATAGGTCTCGGCGGGCACACCGAAATGCGGGTCGCAGTCCCAATGATGGTAGGAGATCGGTTCGGCAGGGTTCTTCCGGGCCTGGATCAGGCGGTTGATGTACCAAGCCGCCTTCTCCAGGTCCTCGGTAGGCCGGTCGGGGTGTTTCTTGTTCTCGCGGATGATGTACTTCAGGGCGTTACCCTTGCAGTACCCGGAGAACTCTTCCGGCGTAAGAGAGTCCTCGATGATATCGATTGTCTCGTACTTGCCCGCGTTGTAATGCGCGGGCCTGGATACGGGATCAGTAACCATCGTCGATATTGAATGCTTCGGTCAGGACGTGCCCGACTGACATGCCGATGATGAACGTCACGAGAAGGGCTGCGGCGATTGCGTAATAAGTCAACTCATCCATGACTGTATTTCTTTCTCAGAGTCTTGATCGAGATACGGCGAAGATCGTATTCACCGTCCTTGACGTTTTCCTTGATGACGACGCCGCGCCACCAGAACTTGCAACTGCCTCTGGCGAAGTCCGGATCATGTTCGAAGTAACATCCGGCACTCAAGCCGTACATCTTCTTACCATCGGCGCGGGTTTCCTCGGCCTCCGACCAGATATGACTATGGCCTACCGTGCTGGACTGGTGATTAGCCTTAAGTAGGGCGCGGCCCATATTAAAGCCGCCAATGGGAAGCCCTTTAACGCCGCTGGCGAAATGATGGCAGTAGGAGATACCGTCGATGACGACTGGTACCTTGTAGGGCACATACTCCCACCCGTAGTCCTCATAGCAAAGATCAGAGATAGAGATAACCCCGTCCAGTTCCGCCGTCGCTTCGACAAGTCGCTTGATCCGTTCTTCATCGTGATTGCCGCCCAGCATGACGAAGCGGGGCCGATACTGCTTCTCCTTGTACTGGCGGCGCAGGCCGTTGTATTCGGACAGGTACCGGGAAACGCGCATCAGGGCGTCGTGGGTGTGGATGACATCCTTGTTGTAGCGGCGGCCTTCGAACGATTTCTTACCCTTGTCGTAGCTCGACAGGGACGGCATGCAGGCGAAATCGCCCAGGCAGACGATCGTGTCCGGACGTTCGTCCAGGATCAGCTTGCCCAGCCAGTCGAACCGCTCGTTAGAGACTTCCGGCGTGCAGTGGGGATCGGGGATTACCAAGTGCTTCATAACCAGCAACCTATCTACATAGACTGCTATGTAACTAGCAGTGTCCCTCTGGCTCTATGTCTTCAAGAGTCAGACCGCCCGCCAGAAGCATCTGGACGGGGTATTCGGTGTCCCCCTCGTCGGCGGCGACCCGACCGGCTTCCATCACGTCTTCGACGTTCTCTTCAGCGAGGTAGGCCAGCCCGCGCGCCATGTGGGCGAGGGTGTAGACCGCCCGTTCGTCCTTGGAATCACCGATGATCGTCATGGAGGCGACGTGGTAGCCGTCGCCGCTCTCGTGCGGCGTCAGCATCACAAGTGCGGTCCCTGCCGGTACATCCAGCTTCGCGCCGTTAATCAACAGGTCCATCACCGCTCCTTGAACAAGGCCATGAAGTAATCGGCATCGACAATCGCGAGGGGCCGCTTCCTATTGGCCTTCAGAATTAGCAGGGGTTCGCCTTTACCTTTGTGCGAACTGGCCTGCTCATACAGTTTATAGACCGCAGAACTTGCCAAATTCTTACACTCGATATTGAAAGGGAACAGCCGGAAGGCGGCGCTGGACATCTGCACGTCCACGCCTCCGGCTCCCATGCTGGTGGACCGAACGTCGAGATCGGAGAGTGAGGGGAACAGCTTCAGAAGCTGCTCCACCACCCATTTCTGCAAGTTCCGGCCTTTCGCTTTCGCGCTACTCGGCAGCATCTTCGGTGACTTCCAGGACCTCGTCCTCGGCGGGAACGTCCTCGGTCGTCTGGAGGACGCCCAGCAGGGCTTCCGCGTAGACGATCCGGTCCACCGACAGGACCACATGAGCGCCCGTGTGCGTGCCGAAAACAACAGCCTTGTCGTCTTCCTGTTGAGCGAGGAACTGATCAAGCTGATCTTCGTCAACGATATAGGACAAGGTAACCTGTCCATCGGGGCCGTACTTCATGCTGTAGATAACGTTAAGCTGGTAAAGCTTCGGGTCCATTTTCAAGTCCTTCCAGATCATCTTGTAGAGTGTAAATTTCGGCGATGACAATTCTCTTCCTGAACAAAAATACTTCCGTACCTTCGATCGTGAAGAAACTTATCGACTCATCCCCGCTCATGAACGCTTCGGAGAAAGTATCCGCGCCCATGTGGTCTACGATGTATTCGAGCTTGACCTTCAAACCGTGATGGTCCGCCGAATTCAGATAGCAGATTTCAAGTCTGTTCAGCGCCATTCTTGTACTCATCCGCGACATGGGTATAGTATTTCCACTGCGGCGACTGGCCTTTGCTGACGATCTGCGGCCTGTAATCCAGGTCAGGCCAGCACGATTGCTTGAAAGCGCAGAAGCTGCACTGTATACCAAGGATACGGTTGCCCGTTTCCTTCTTGTAGTACACTTCCGGAACGTCCTCGAAGCACCGCTCAAAGGGAACGTTGGCGTTGATCTTGCGGATTTGCGAGTCGAGCGTGTTCAAGGCCGTCGCCTTAAGCTGCTCGTACTCTTCGCCGTCCGGCAAATCCGCCACCGCAAACTCGCCGGTTTCCTTGTTAACCGCAATCCAGCCCTGGAACCGCACGCCTTTTGCTTCGGCGTACCCGAAACCCTGACCGCCGTAACCGAAGGGATCGTCCGCCAGAACGGCCTTGCCGCCCCTGGCGAACTTGTTCTTGAAGGCGTAGGAGGACGCCGACTTGATATCCCACAGCCCGCCCGGCTCCAGCATGTCGAAGGTACCGTCCAGGTCGGTGCCGCCGATCGCCAGCGACACCTTGCCCTGAGTCTCGGTGACCGCCACCCCCGCCATGTCGAGAATGGCGATGGTCGCGGCCTCCACCAGATCACCCAGCAGCATCTTGACCTTGTGGTTGTACGGCGGCGGCTCCGCCGGATCGCCGTCCCGCTCGCGCTGAAGCTGGCACAGCGGCTTTGCCGCGTTGCTCATCCGCAGCGTCCAAGCGGTCTTCTGCGGCCCGCTGAACTGGCGTTCCAAGGCATGGCGGCAGGACGCCGCGAAGGCGTCCAGGACCTCGGGGGACGGCGACACCGCCTCCCGGTTGGCCCGGTCGAGCAACTGGACTACCTGGATCAGCAGCGGGTGCATCACGTGATCTGCCGGACGCCGATGGTCACGCTGGCGAGATCGTCGTCCAGGCCGCTCACGACGACGACTTCGAAGCCGCGAAGCTCAAGCTCCATGGCGTATTCCTTGAGCACGTCCATGAAATTGAACACGTCCTCGATAAGCTCGCCGGTCGGCGTGGCCTCCAGGACTTCTTCAAGCAAGGTGTCCTCGTTGAACTGCGAAGCCGCGTTCTTGCCGAAGAACTTGTTGAACTGGTTTTCGAAATCGATGATGTCGGCCATGATGGCTGTCTTTCTTACTGGAAATCTTCAGGAAGTTCGTCGGCGAAGTCATCTTCCAGGGAAGAATTGATCACCTTCAGGTCGGCTTCATCCTGGGCGGCACCGGACTTCGCCTTGACGGCGGCCTTGTGCTTCTCCATGACGCTCTTGTTTTCGGCGGCGACGACTTCGGAGAAGTTCGTCAGGATGCCGTTGTGCTCGGCGGTGAAGGGGGCCGACTTGAGCGCGTCCACGTCCAGCACCGGGACGTAGTAGATCGTCCCGCCGTTCTTGCGCCGCTCGGTGGTCAGCTTGAATTCGGACAGGATCATCAGCTTGCCGCGCTTGTTGAGACCTTCCAGCGCGTCGGAGATCGGCATGAAGGCGCTGCCGCGCGTCCGCCACAGCACCGGCATCTCCGTGACCGTGACTTCCTCGCCCGTGGCGGTGGTCCCGGTCATGGTCAGCAGGCCGTACATGTTGCGGTAGCACATGATGTTCTTCTGAGCGAGCTTGGTCTTCTCGCTCATGTTCTCCTTCGCGGCCTTGCCCTGGATTTTGCCGCAGCGGATACCGCCGTTCTCGTCCGGCGCTTCGTCCTTGAAGTCCTGGAACAGCACGGTCTTGTTGGTGAACGCGCCCTTGCCGCCACGGGGATTGGCGGCCTCGGCGTCGTACACCATGTACTGGAAGGTGTTCAGGAAGGGCCGGAAGGTCGCCTTCTTGGAATAGATCACACCCTTGTCGGTCTTGACCGCGTAGGTACCCATCGGGATTTCGTTCTTGTCGTTGTCCTGATCTTCGCGGTTGATCGTCAGGCGCGGCAAGTTCGGGCCATTGCTTTCCGTCTTCTGGCCGGTCAGGCGGGCCATGGTCTCGAAATCCATGGTCGCGGTGTCGATAAGTGCTGTGGACATAATCTGCTCTGTATCTGTGCGGACCCCCGCCAGGGGCAGGGGGCGCTTGCATGTAGGAGTACAGGTATAGGACCCGAGAACTTGCCGAATTCTTAAGCGGCCAGATAAATTTCCGGAGGGAATACTTGGCTATCCATCCAGTTCGGTCCAATTTTGATTTCGATATCGAGCGGCATTCTCATGGAATAGCCGTATCTGTTCAGTACTTCTTCAGGAAGTCCGAGCATGGCAGCGCGGACAATGCGCGCGACAGCTTTTTCCTCTCCGGGGTAGCAGTCGATGACGATGGAGTCATGGACAGTATTGCAGAGGACGGATTGCAGCCCCGATAGTCGAAGCCCATGCCAAATTCGAAGGACAGCCAGGGGTACCAAGTCGCCGGTCGCAAACCCCTGGACTGGATAGTTGACGATTTTAGTCCGTCCCGTAACACCGCCGTACCCATTTCGTCTGGCTTTAGGGAATTTATATTCACGACCGCTAGGAAGTCGGACAATCTTGGTTTTAACTGCATCATCGCACAGTTTCTCTTGCCACTTACCGACGCCTTCATAATGCCTCACGAACCACTGGTAATAGGTTACTTCCGCCTCGGTACCGGACATGCCGCCGTACAGAGGCTTGAAGGTATGACTCTTGGCACCCTGCCGATCTGTTCTCTGCCCGGCCCTGGTCAGCACGTCCGCCGTCTGGTTGTGAACGTCAACCTTGTTGGCGATGTCCAAAGCGACCTGGGCGCAGCCGGAAAGCTCGCCCGCCACCCGGAATTCAAGCTGGGCGTAATCGGCCTCCATGATGGTGCCGCCCTTGAAGCGCGAGACGAACGCCTTGCGCACGGGGAAGGTGCGGCCACGGGGGAAGTTCTGAAGGTTGGGGTCCGCCGACGACAGCCGTCCGGTCGCGGTGATGCACTGGTTGTAGCGGGCGTGAAGGATGCCGTCCGCTCGGGTGTTACGCGCGATCCCACCTATGAAACTAGCAAGGTAGCTATCTATGGCCGAGAGCCTGACCACGGCATCCAGGAAGCGCGCGGCCTTCTCGTTGCCCTTGTTGCGCGCCACCTGGGCCAGATAGGCGAGGGTCAGCTTCTTGGTCGAGAAGCCGTTGCTGCTGGTGTCGTTGATGTCGCGCGGGGCCATCTTGAGACCGGCGTAGCCCGCCAGTTCCTCGTAGACGACCCCGGTCCCCTTGTCCTTGCCGTCCACCTTGCGCAGGCAGGTCCGGCACTGCGTCGGCTTGGCCCACGGATCGCCGTTGACCTTCGTCTTGTGGAAGAAGCCCTTGCCCAAGCAGTCCGGACACTGGACGGCGCGCGTCTTGCGCATCCGCTCGGTGTTGTCCCTGACCGCCTGGGTGAAGGCGCTCTGGCTCATCTTCGGGCGGCGCTTGGGCAGGCCGTTATCGTCGGTGCCGGTGGCGAAGGTCTCTTCCCATACCTTCTTATCGATCACGCGGCGGCTGTAGACGACCTGGGAAAGCTGCTCCGGCGACGACAGCGAGACGGGGGTATCGCCCATCACGTCGTAGACCAGAAGCGCAAGCTCGGCCTCCAGCGCCGCCTTCTCGGCCTGATATTCCTGTGCCACCTGATTCAGCGCGTCCAGGTCGATCGCCACGCCGTTGCGTTCCATGTCGGTCAGGCAGACCAGGAACGAGTTCATCATGTCCAGCGTCGGGATCAGCCCGGCGTTCTCGTCCAACTCATAGAGTTTTCGCTGAGATACGAAGAGTTCCGCCGTGGATTGAATGTCCCCGCGCCCGTACTCTTCGACCACGGCGACCGGCATCCGCTCGTAGCCGACCCGGTTCCTGAAGTAGTCGTCAACCAGTTCGGACTTCTTGCGCGCGACGTTGCGCCGGATGCAGGACGCCTCCAGCGAGACTTCCAGGCGCTGCCCGCGCGCCAGGATGTATTCGCCGATCATGGTGTCGTAGACGGCCCCGGAATAGCTGAAGCCGCTTTCCAGCAACCATTGCAGGTCATACTTGAGATTGTGGCCGACGAGCAGGGTCGTGCGGTCTAGCTGTCCTTGGAGTTGCCTGCGTCTAAGGTCAAGTTCGACAGGGGGAACACCCAATAAATCATGAAACAGGAATACATAAGATACATCGCCAATGGTATAGGCATGTTCGTCCACCTCGCAAAAGCCGACACTGACCAATTTGTTGTCCGGGTGGTAAGGGGTGCCGTCCTTACGGCCTTCCTCCCCCCACTGCACAGTATTCTCGACATCAAGGACTGTAATCATGTTGGTCTGCGTTTCAGCGTTACATGCATCTCGTAGTCTTTGTTCCCGGTCCCGAAACAGATGTACCGATCCATCTTCGGGCCTGGGAGACGATCAGACAGAACTTCGTGAAGTATCTGCGTAATGATCAGGGCGACTTCCGACCGAACCTTCCCGTCCATGTCAGACCCCCACCACGGGCGCGAAGGCGTCCATCGGGTCCAGGATTTCAACGCGGACGATCCAGTTCTTGCCGTCGTGGGTGATGAAGCCGTAAGCCTTGTCGATCTCGTTCTCCGCCGTCTGGATATACAGTCCGATCTTGACGAGTTCGGTCCCGACGACTTCGTTCATGGTCTGGTTTTCTGTCGTGTTCATGCTGTGAACCTGCTTATCTGATTGTCCAGCTTCGACCATGCCGAAGCGTTTCTGCCGGTGATCTTGTTCTTGGACGTGGTCCAGCACCGTTCCAGGCTGTCTTCGGTCGGGTCCGCCGTCGTCGGCTTGCCAATGCCGATGATCAGGTCGGCCTCTGCCGCCTTGCCGGTCTTCGAACCGGCGATCATCGAGAAGTCGAGCTTGACGCAGCCGTCCGCGTCGGCGCTCGCCTGGGTGATGCCGATCAGGGCGCAGTCGTGGACCGCCGCGATGCGCCGCGCCGCGATGTAGAGCTTGCCGAGTCGTTCGTCTTCGCGCTGGAACTGGCCGGGAATGAAGACCTTGTCCAACTGATCGACAATGACGACATCGGGCCTGTACCGCTTGACGATGGCTTCCAGCCGGTCAACCGTCATGGCGGCATCGTAAACCACGTTGTAGAGGTGGCGGATACCGCCCCATGTCTCCCGGATACTGGCGGGCCGGGCGATGATCTCTTCCTTGGTCCTGCCGCTGCTGCACGACATCGCGCGCAGGATCGTGCGGTGCCCCTTTTCCTCGTTGGCGACCAGAAGGACCTTGGCCCCTTGGGCACAGAACCCGCCCGGTCCCGCCGCCAGCGTCACGTGTGCTGCGGTCTTGCCGGACTCCGGACGGGCGAACAGGATGGCAAACTCGCCCGCCGCGATGCCGGGGCACAGGTCGGCCAGCGCCGGGACGTTGAAGGTCCATCGGGCGGTGGATTCCAACAGATCAAGGATGCTTTCTATGTCGGTAGGAAGGAATTCAACCTCGCTGGTACCTACGTTTCCAGACTTGATGCTATCTACATAGGTCTCTAGCTCGCTAAATTCCGCCTTACCTTCCATCACGCGCAGGGCGATATCTGCGGCGCTACGACCTACCTCGACCTTCCACATGTGATCCAGGACGGCTCCGGCCACGTCGGTCCCGACCGGCTCGGCTTCCTCCAGGTCGATGAACAGTTCGGCGATGTTGGTCCGCGCCGCACGGGTCAGCATCGGGTTGTGGGCGCGGTGCAGCGCCTTGACCTCGTCCAGACTCAGCGAGCGGCCATACTCGGCGTGGGCGGCGACGATCGTGTCGTAGATGCTGGCAAGCTGATCGGGGAACATCGTGCGCAGCACGCGGCCCCGGTTCGCCTCGAAAAAGTCATGGTCAAGCAACAGCCTGACAAGCTGCTGTTCCATGGCTCACGCCGCCCTGGACAGAAGCGACGGTTCCAGGCCGGACAGGACCTTTTCCTCGACGTGCTTGAGCAGCGGCATACCCTTGCCAAGCTCCAACCGGCGCAGCGCCCGCTGGACGCCGGGGATGGTCAGCATGACCCGGCACCCGCTCTTTTTGGCGTACAGCACGTCCCTGGTGTCGTCGGCGATCCAGTAGTCGTTACGGCGCACCCGCACCTTCTCGCCATGGAGAAGGTTGCTGAGTAGGGAACCCATCGCGTGCTTGTTGTATCCCGCAGCCTCCAGGAACTCTTTGGCCGGGAACAGGGGCTTGCCCTCCCGCACGACGTAGGGAAGCCGGGTACCGTTATAGTCTGTATAGAATAACTGCTGCACGATGGATACTCACGGCGTTATGATGGGTGCGGACTCGTCGCAACTTTCGTTGTCCGCGTTCTGACCGTGAGGCTATCTGCAACTTGTTACGAAGAACTTAACCCGAATGGTTGGGTTATACTACTTTCGTATTCACCTTTAGTTAAGGGATAGCATGGCCCGGATATCCTCGGGACCGTAGTATTTCAGATCGTCCGCGATCCGGCGCACGGACGCCGGGACGAAGAACGAGATTTCGCGTTGAAGGTTGAGCGCCTTGCGGGTGGCGTCGGGATCGAGCGCGATGATGACCCGGTCGAACCGGCGCAGGGCGTGAAGATGGGTGTCCGACAGGTTGGTGCCGAGCAGCGCCACGCCGACCCCGACCGCCGACACCGCGCAGGCCGAGGCGGCGTCCTCGACCACGATCCCGACCGGCCCCGCGCCGCAGACGAAGGGCACCTGGGCCTGATCGTATCTGAACCATTTCGGCAGCACGTTCCGGTCCAGAGCGCGGCCAACCGCACCATTACAGTGGCCCATATGGCGGATCAGGAAGACCACCCGGCGCTGCTGGGGATCGTACCGGATATCGGCAAGCCCCGACTCGTAGGCGGGCAGGGCGTTGACCCGGCGCAGGTAGGCGACCGCCTCGTCGCTGCTCCGGACGGAGGTGAAGCGGGCAGGGACTTCGAAGACGGGGACCTTGTCTTCCGGGGGCCGCAGCGCCGACCGGATCGCGGCCAGATCGCGCACCGTCTCGTAGGCGGCCGAGGTCGGGCAGGAGGCGCGGAAACAGAACCACGATACCTTTCCGGCCTCGCGCGAACAGATCAGGGTCAGCCCGCCGCAGTTCGGGCAGACGGTGCGCTTGCGCTCGCCCTCGCGCAGCGACAGCGACTCGACGTGTTTCTTTTCGGCGGCGTAACCCATGGCATCCCTCTTTCCAGGGAATAGACCTAGCCGCAAAATCGTTGACTAATACTTATGCGCAGATTTCATAGGCACCTATGTAGCTATGATACAAGGCGGTGCATTACGGAGGTAGCCATGCCCATTGTTACCATTGGAGGGGAAAAGGGAGGTACGGGGAAATCTACCCTCGCGACCAACCTCGCAGTTGAGTACGCGCGCAAGAACGAAGGTATGGCCGTAGCCCTGATCAACAGCGACCCGCAGAACACGGCGGGTAATTGGGGCGAGCGGCGCAAGGCGGCGGCGGAGGAAAGGGCGTTCCTGGTGCCGGTCTACTGCTTTTCCCTGTTCGGCAAGTCGATCCACAAGGAACTGGCCGACATGGCGACCCGCTACGACATGGTGATCGTGGATGGTGCTGGCCGGGACGCGCCGGAGCTTCGGTCGGCGCTGCTGGTCAGCGATCTGTTCGTGACGCCGCTTCGGCCCAGCATCGCCGACACCGAAACGGTCGAAACGGTTGAACGGATCGTCAACGCGGCACAGGTCTACAATGAGAAGCTGAAGGCGACCTGGATCATGAACCATGTGCGGCAAACCAGCCGGGACGCGCGGCGTGCCGAGATGATGGACGCCATGGGCGAATACCCCGTCCTCGTGCCGCTCTGTACCATCATCACCAACCTGGACACGTATCAGGACGCCTTGGCGCTCGGCCTCGGCGTCTCCGAGATGGTCAAGCGGAGCGTCCGCGCCACCACCGAAATGGCGTTTTTCTACAAGGAGGTCACCGAATGGCTACGCGCCCCAGCCTGAGAACCAAGAAGCCCGTACCGAAGCCTGAAACGCCGGAAGCCCCGGCGACCGATCCGGCTCCCGATCCGCTGGACGATCCCAAGGTTGAGGAATTCATCAACGGCACCAAGGAATCGGAACCGAAGCCCGCCGAACCGAAGGAGGACCCCGCAGAAGCCGCCAGGAAGCTTCAGGAAGCCGCCAGGAAGGCCGAGGAAGCCCGTCTGGAGGCGGAAGCGGCCCAGCACCGCGCCTGGGAGCGGATGCATCTCCCATGGCTCCAGCCGGGCGTCCACGATGCCCTGACGCAGACCAATATCGCCCTGCCGAACCGGCTCAAGATCAAGCTCAACTGGATTCTGAGCAACCGCCATCGGTTCCCCTCGATCGATCCCAAGGTGTCCACCGCCCGGATCGTCTCCGATCTGCTGGAACAATGGGTCAACGAGCGGCTGGCCGAGGCCAATATCGACGCTGAGTAGGGCAGGCGCGGGGTGGAGTGGCACGGATTTTGCAAACTCCATCCCGCCAAGCCTCTTTCAGCGTTCGTCTTCAGGCGGGTCCAGGGTATCGGCCATGACCCTCAAAGCCCACGCTACATAGAAATGGGGTATGCCTCGGGCTTCCGCTGAACTGAGAATCCAGGGACCGATGCGTTCCACGTAGGCCATGATCTTCCGCTTTTGGGATTCGGGGTCGTCGGGCCACTTATCCACAGGGAAAGCGTACTGCTCTACCCCGTTTTCGTCTCTGAACTTGAACCCTTTCCTCTTCAATAGATTCTCCTTTCAAGGGGAAGGTTAAATCCGGCGCGGAAGTGAACCCGCTTGAAGGCTGGGGATTCTTGCGCTTGGGATGCCAGTACGGCCAGGAAAGATCGGTCGGACGCAGCCGCCGACACTTCACCGCGCCGATGGGGGTGTGGATAAGTTCCGCCTCCAGGTAACCGAACTCGATCAGGTCCCGCAGGCACCGCTTGACGGTCGAACGGTGACGGTTCAACTGCGTGCCCAAGGCTTCGTTGCGGGCATCGGTGTACCCTTCGGTACCGGCCAGGGCGCAGATCAGCACCAGCAGCGCCACAGCCGTCTTGGACAGCCGAGGGTCACGCGCCGCATGAGTCGCCATGGTGACGAACTGGCGGCTCATCTTGGGCGGGTCCTTGAAGTGGCGGCGGGGGCGGGGTGCCCGCTTACGGCTCCGGTAGGCGTCGAGCGCACGACGCCGCATGTCGGAAAGCTTGCGCAGTTCGGCCCAATGGGCATCTTCTTCCTCCGGCGTCCTGGAACGCATCGCAGCCATTCGGGCGGCGTGGGCATCCAGTGTCGCACGGATTACCGGATCATTGTGTAACGACAAACGGTACCTCCCCGGCCCGGAGAGCAGGCAAACCACGAGCGTTTACGAAAAGTTAATTTTCGTATTGACGCGCTGGGGAGACACCGCATAGAGTGGGGTTGTCAGTCACCACGTATGCTTCTTTTGTTGCGGTGTTGTTGCGGTGTCTCCCGGTGGTTTGCCGACCACCGGGCCATCTCTGTTTGTGGCTCTAGCTCATGGCTATCCCCAAGGTTGAACTTACGAAAATCAGCCTATAGACCGTTAACTATGTTGCCAAGCGGTTTTCGGCGCTACCGGCTGCCGAGGTGCCCCTTCATCATGTGCATATGGGCTTTTCGTTCCTCCGGCGTCGTGTTTTCCCACCGTTTGCGACCCCACTCCTGACGGAGTCGGCGCTTTTCGTCCTCCGGAAGATCCTTGAAGCCGGTCGGGCGATAAGGCGGGCGGGCGGGCTTGGGCTTCGATTCGGGCGGCGACTCGGGAAGAATCTCGGCCTCGACGGGATCGAGTCGGGCAGGCTCGGGCGTGATAGGGATGATAGGGGTAATGACAGGGACCGGATGGTTCGTGCCTTCCAGGAGGTTGACGGCGGTGATCGCCGCGACCTTCCAGTGCAGGTACCGCTGGCGGATCGCCTTGGCCGCTTTCTTCCAGCCGGTCGCGCGGGTCTCGGCCGAGGTGGACGCGGCCTCGGCTCTGGTGACGAGAGCGGCGGCGTCGGCCTTGAGGCGGCTCACGGTATCCATGGCTTCGGTCAATCGCGCCGCGTGCTGCTTTTGGGCCTGACTCAGGGCGTGTTCATGACTGTGCATCAGTTCCTTGACCATCCGCGCGTGCTCGGCACGTACCTCGGCCAGCTTGGCTTCCGCCGCTTCCGCGCGCCGGTGGGCTTCGATAAACTGCTCCACGGCTTCCTTGACGAGCTTCTTGGGGTCGTCGGTGCCGGGCCGTACATACATCTTATTCTTGATGCCGTAGGCCGCAGCGACGGAGAGGGCCTGGACGAGAATATGCTTGACGCCGGGCGGTGCCGCCTCGATCCCCCTGGTAAGCTCGACATCTATTACAAGCGGATTGCCGGGTGAGTCCGATTCGGGTAGTACGGCGCGTGCCCAAAACGTGAACAGCCCCAGCCCGGAAACCGTGGTGGTGCTTTTCACAAGCTCCAGGTCGTTTATGGAGGTCAGCGCCTCGGTGGACATCCCCATTTCGCCATGGAGCCATGCTTTCGCCTTTTCTTCGGTATCAACCTTGGCGAGGATTTGAGTGAACTTATCTTTTTTGGTGGGTTTTCTGAGCATCCCGCCTCCGATCGGCGCAATAAAAATGGCGACACGTTGCAACGTGCCGCCACCATACCCATTCAGGAGGTAATCCGCTAGGCCGTTAACCCGCCGTTAACGAAGATGGGTTAGAAAAGGCTTGTGACCGGGACGTGTACCTGATCCGGCTGTGTTCGCAACTTGATCGAGTGTGCTCAAGATAGCGTCCCGGTCACTCACGCCTGGAAGGCTCCGTCCTCAGCGTCGCGGCCTCGGCGATCTCCCGGTACTTCCTGACCAGTTCGGCGTGACCCTTCTCCGCCTCGTCCCACGTGCTGTACCGGAACGTCTCGATCTCCCGTGCCGTGTCCTCATCCTCGAAAGCCATGGTCTCGAAGAGAATCGGCGGTCCCTCGCCCCAGCCGTGGTCCATCCCCAGGAACACGGTGGATACCAGGACGCCGCCGACGACATCGCGGGCAACGCGCCGATCGGCCTTATCAAGCCAGCGCCCCCATTTCAGGAGGTCAGTTTCCGGAACCGCGATCTTGCCTACCAGCCTGTACGTTTCCATTGGCAACCTGCCGTTCCCATTCCTTAAAACTTGGTAGGGTCCGACCATACTCCAGCCAACGTCGAAAATCATCCTCGTCCAGCACACAGGCCAGACCGACAACGGCGCAGGTTACTTCATCGGTCATATCAGGCATGACATTTACCTTTCATAAAGGTTTGGGAGGCTATACAGGTCTCGACACATCCTCGGATGCGTTTCCTCCCTATGGGTTCGAACTTATCCCCGGCGCTTCGCAGCAGCCGGGGTTTTTTCATTCGGCGGTTGGTTCATCGATCAGGTCAAGCCGACGCTCGATCCGGTCCAGGCGGACTTCAACGGCATCGATCCGCTCGTTGCAGCGGCCAATGCCCGTGATGACAAACCCCATCTGGACTTCAAGCGCGGCCATGCGTCCTTTGATGTCCTGCATGTCGGTGCCGAGGGCGTCAAGCTTCCTATCCATTCGGCCCAGGATAAAGTTCTCAGGTCTTGCATCGCTCATGACTCTTCCTCCTGTTCGCCGTAGGTGCTCTCAAGCAATTCGCTGACGCCGCAGCCCATGCCCGACTGGCATTCAAGCGGCGGACCCTCGTCGTAGGTGCCGCCCTTGACCGGCTTGTCAATCTCCGGGCAGTCCGGGTCGTCCTCATTCCTCGCCGCGCAGATCGGGCACAGGACTTTCCCCCGGCCACTGACGTAGATCAGCGTGTTCATGCCGGGAATAACGAAGTTTTCTGCCGTCACGCCGTCGCCAAGCCGCGTTACGACCTTCTCTTTCTCCCTGGCGGCCTTCTTTTTCCTTGCATCGACGATTGTCTTTTTGGCGGTTTTCTTTTTCATTACAGTTCCTCGACCGTGATCCGGACCCGCTTACCCATCAGGGAGCGGAACAGCGGATGCGCCTTGGTTTCGTCGTAGGACGCCAGACGGACATAGAAGCATCCATCGCCGCCCTCTTCGTTTTCGTCATCCATGCCGTAGAAGAACAGCACGGTCCCGTCATCCTCGGGTTTGATGCCCGCCATGTCGGTCAGGGTGTCGGGCACGTCGGTAACGACTCGGTATATCATGGCGTCCCTCCGAAGAACCTGATGAGCAGGGCGAGGAAGGCCACACCGCCCGCCGTGATGCCGCCCAGGCGGATCGTCAACTTCATGCCCAGGCTGGCTATCTCCTTCTCAAGATCGACCTTGACGGCGGCGAGTTCCTTCTTCACGTCTTCGACATCGGCTTTGGTGGCGATATCGGCATACGCGACCCTGACCAGAGCTTTCGCAAGGGCAACGGCCTGATCCTTGGTGAACTGGTCTCCCTTCTGTAGCTCGTCTTCCAGGTCGTAGGGATTGAACGGCGGTGCGGTCATTTCTGCCCCCTGTGTGCGTCCAGCTTCTCGCGGACGAGTTTGGTCTTCGCCTTGGACGGCTGGTTGTAGACTTGGAGGAACGTGCTTTGCGTGGCGTGGCCGGATTGGGCCATGCCGTGCGCGGCGCTGATCCCGGCGTCGGTCCCTTCGTTGATCCCCGACCGGCGGAGATCGAGCAGCGTCAGCCCGGCGGGCAGACCGGCTTCCTTGAGGATGTTGATATGGATTTTCCGCAAGGCTCCCGGTCCTTTGTAGCGCGTCCCCGTCCGCTCGTTGGTGATGATGTAATCCTCCGGACGGGGATTGTTGATCCGGTACAGTTCGTTCAGCAGGTTGACCGTCCAGGCCGAAGGGACGGGGTAGATCGGGTGGCCGACCTTCCGTTCGGTCTTGCTCGGCGTGACCGTGAAGAATTCGCCGTCCCAATCCTGCCACTTCAGCGCCAGAATGTCGCCCTGGCGCTGCCACAGGTCGAATTGCAGCGCCGCCGCCATGCACACCGACCGCACGGGGTAATGCCTCCCGCGCCAGTGGGTTTGCCGGTCCCAGCCCGCCTCGACGTAGCGCCGGAGGTAATCGAAGGTCCAGAGCGTGCGGGTGTTGACCGGCCTGTGCTTGGTGACCAGCAGCAAGGGGTTGTCGCCCGACACGAACCCCTTGGAGCGTGCGGCCTGCCAGACCTTGCTTGCCACCGCCATAACCAAGTTCGCCATGGCGGCGCGGGTCGGCCTCATCCTGCCGTCCACCGCCTGGAACCGCTGAAGCTGGCTATACAGAAGCTGTGCCCGGTCCTCGGTCAGCGCCGACACCGGCACGAACGCCATGGCGGTATCGGGCTTCCAGGGGCACGGCTCGCCCAGGAAGGCTTTCAGGCCGCTCGTGTAGCTCGCCCGCGTCCGCTCGCCCAGGTCCACCAGGAAGGCCGGGGATTGCTGGTACAGGTCCGCCGCGTCCTGCCAGCTTCCGCGTGGGATGACGACCGGCGACACGGCCTCGCCCCGCTTCCACCGCTCATAGACGGCCTTAAGCTCGTTCGCCGTCTCGATCGCCTTCTTGGTGTTTCCGCCCAGGTTCTGTGCCTTGATAAACCCCTTGCGGCGCGCGTCCACGGGCGGGATGAAGTACCAGTAGGCGTGGCCCTGTGTGTCATGCTTGCGCGTGGCGTTCCAGGGTTTCAGTATGCTCTTGATCATGCGTTCCTCTCCAGTGCTTATAGGCACACTAACAGCTTAGTGTGCCTATAGCAACCCCACACATAGATAGGTATGTACCTAGCTGGCGAGCTTGGGTTCTTTCTTGGTACGCGGCTTCCTCGGCACCTTGGCGGCTACTGGCTTACCTTCGTCAACCGCTTCCTGCATACCTTCCTTCAGGGCTTCGATGGTAGCCTCGGCGGTAACTTCCGACACAGGTTCGGGTACAGGTTCTGTGGTAGCTTCAAGGACAGGCTCAACGACAGATTCGGAGACAGGGTCCGGCTGGTCCGCCACGTTCTCATTGGCCGGATCGGGTTCCGGCGTTTCCATGATCACAGGCGCGGCTTCCAGAGCATCCAACATCTCCTGCGGCATCGGCGGGCCGACGAAGATATCCGCCTCGGTCTGGCGTGCCCATTCCGGGGTTGTCGCCGTTTCGAGCGTCACCTCCCGCAGCGGCATGACGACACCGAAGAAGTCCCGGCGGCTGGTGGTGACAAGGCAGGCTCCGGCCAGACAGGCCGACTTGATCGAAATCGGCGCGATATTGGTGCCGCCTGCCTTTCTGCCCGCCGCCGCCGAAACGATCTGGAACGGCTTCAACAGGTTGGCGTCGAGCGCGGGCGTCAGGGTCGAGCGGCTGTAGTCGTGCGGGATCACCTTACGCCATTCCGGGAAGGTCCCGTCCACGACGACGTTGCCCTGCGTCATCAGCATTTCAACGCCGCCTTCGTGGGCGTGTTCCAGGTCGTGCGCCTTGATCAGCCGCGCGTCGTTGCCGTCGATCACGAGGTACCGATTGCCGTAAAGGTCGTTCGGGTTACGCTTACATGCCTGGAGCATGGCCGGGTTCAGCCGCACGATAACCGGCTCGGCGGCGAAACCGCCCTCATGATGGAAGGCACCGAGGATGTGCCCGTTGGTCGCCACCAAGCAGACGCCGACAACCGGATGCGGTTCGATACAGAAACCATTCAGGTAATAGCGGGACTCTTCGTCGGATTTGAAGAGATCGATCAGCGGAGCGTATTCGCTCTCGATGATCGCGCGGATGGTGGACTTAACCTCGGGGGTCTTTGCCTTTTTCGTCTTGCTTCGCATTTTTGCGTTCCTCTGTTTCGATGAAGGTTCGTCTTGTCATGACACACCAGAGCCAGCGGTGCCATGTGTTCGGATTGTGTCTTTTCCAGATCAGGTAACCCAACCAAGAAGAGAAGATCAGCTTCGGCATTGCTCATTCACTTCTTTATTGTACCTATATTATACGTTAAATATAACGTTAAGTCAAATCGACCAACAAAAAAGGCCGGTCATTTGACCGGCCCTTATGTTCAGCGCGTGTAACGGGGGAGTAGGTATCGATCCCAACTGAGGATCACGGTACCCAGGATCAGCAGGCCGAACGCGGTGATCGCGAAAGGCCAGAGCAGCGCCACCAGGACAAGGTATATCCAGTCGGTCCAGTCGGGAGCCATGTCGCGGCTGGTCTCCCGGTACATCATGCGGCAGGCGGCAAACATCGCGGCGGCGGCGAGAAGGTAGAAGAGGATCAGCATGTTCATACCTTGGGGGGATAGCCCAGCGGGCCGATGTTGCTCTCGATACGCCAGACCCCGGCGTCGTGGTCGCGCTTGATGGCGGCGCGGACACCCCAATACCCTTGGGCAAACCAGTAGTTGACGATATTGCGCACTTGCTGCACGGCGCTGGTGTACTCTTCGCGCGCGGCCTCCAGCATGTCGGACTGAGCCATGTTCATAATCCATTAGAGCATCCGCCGAAGCGGTATCCGAAGCATGGGCGCGGGAGGTTAAAACTTTGTCAAAAAGCGCGTGATAGGGTAATGATAGTGAA